GACGGATGAGGCAGTGGCGCGAGTTCAGGAACAGGAGCTTACCCGCAGGGGCATCCTTGTCCTGCACGATCGGGATGCCATCGAACTCGAGGGCCTGGAAGCCACCATCGAGCTTGACCATGCCGGCCGCCGTACGGACCTCCTGGAGGTACCGGCGCTGCTCACCGAAGAGCATGCCATACCGCGCGAACTGGATGGGGTCGGCCACGATGAGGTCGGGGTACTCGCCCGACGCCACGTAGACGGCGCGCATCACGTCGCGCATGAGCTGGAACGACAGCGGGCGAAGCGCCGCACCGTTCAGAAGCTCGTTGCCGGCGAACAGGGTGATCGAACCCTTGTCGATGCCGGCGTAGGTGCCCGACGCCTTGAGCGCGCCGTTGGTAGCATCGACGAGGCCGAGGAGGCGGTTGCTGGCGCCCGAGCCCGAGTAGAACTCGGAGTTCAGGTTCTTGGCCAGACGCGAGACCGCGTCCATCATCTTCTCGCCGAACAGATCGCGGAGGGCCGCAGGGTTGCCGGTGGCGCGCGCGCCGCTCAGGGCGAGACCCGAGATACCGAACGCCTCGCTGTACACCGCGTGCGACAGCGACGCCTTGGAGTACAGGTCGTCATTGTAGGTGCTGACGTTGTCGCCATCGGCAATGGCCGAGCTGGCGGGCGAGACGCTGCCGTCGGTCGCCTTGACGTCCCAGTTGATGGTGTGGGCGTTGGAGGGCATGACGCGCAGGAGCTTCGAGAGCACCGTGGCGCGGTTCCACTGAGCAACCAGCTCGTCCTCGAAGAGGACGGCGAGTGCCGCGGAAACGTCTGAAAGGGCGATGGTGGACATGAGGTTTCGCTCCTACGGGGGTTGCTACCTTGACGCCGTGTCGCCGCGCCTGGCGTGCAACCCCTGGGAAAACGAAACCGGGGCCGTGCGCTCGAGAACTCGAGCGTGGTACCATGATACATCGGGCCGAGCCCGGTGTCAACCTACTTCTTGAGGGAGGCCCTTCAACCGCACCTTGCCGCGGTGGCGGCCGTAGGTCTGGCGGTTGATGCGGGCCACCAGCTCCTTCATCGCCTGCTCCATGCCCGGCGACGAGAGGAGCTCTTGCAGGTTGAACGTCGCCATGGCTACTTCTTGACGCCGCCGATCCACTGGTCGAGGACGCTCGCCGCCTCGGCCTGCTTCTCGGCCGGGGACGAGCCCCCCGCGCGCCGCACGCTGCGGGCACCGGTCGAGCCGGAACCCTGCGCACCAACGGGCGGAAGATAGAACTTGCCGTCCTCGGTGGACAGCCAATCCTTGACGCCCTTGGCCACCTCGAGCTCGTCCTTGTAGCCGTCCTTCGGCTGGAAGAACTTGAGCTCGCCGGCCTCGTCGCGCCCCACCAGGCCCTCGGACTTGAGGTAGGCCAGCGCCCCCTTGACGTTGACGACGCCCAGGTCCCGCAGGGCGCCCTCCACCGCGGCGCGCTCCTCTGCAACCTGGCGCTGCTTGACCTCGTTGGCCCGGTCGGCCTTGAGCTGGTCGACCTCGGCCTTCATGCGCGCCTCGGCCTCCTTGATAACCTTGGCCGCCATGCGCTCCACCTTCTTGTCGGAGTGCTCCCCCTCGACCGGCGGGGTGCTGTCCGCCGCGCGCGACTTACCTTCCTCGATGAGCGCGAGCAGGCGGGCCTCGCGCGCCTCGAAGTCCTTCTGGAGCTTCTGCTCCTGACGCTTCCACCGCTCGGTGAAGGCGCGGTTGAACGCCTCGGGATCCATGCCTGCCGGGGCCGCTGGCGGCGGAGTGGCGGTGTCGTTCGGTTTTGCCTGGTTCTCGTTCTCGTCGGCCATGGATGATCCCCCCGAAGGTTGTGATTATGCATCAACTGTGCCAAAGGTCAATGGCGCAGGTTGTTCATCTTGGCTCCACACCGGGAGCACCAAATGTGTCGGCCCAACACAACCATTGCCTCGTGGCCCAGAAACCAACACACGGTTCGTGCGAGCCGGCGTTGCCACTGGTTGCGCTTGGCAACCCTATTCTTCATCGCCTCCCTCACCAGGCAGACCACCGAGCTTGATGCTGCCCTTGGGCTCGGGGAACCACGCGCCAGTTGCGCACCGGCAATTGGGGTGCAGCGGTGGACCCTTATCGCCCGCGCCGGGGAACTCCCCGCCGGCATCGCACACTGCGCCATCCAGCTCCGCGCAGTCGGGGCACACACGCGAATCAATAGCGGCGATCCACACCTGGCGCACGTCTTCGTGCTCTGCGGCCAAGTCGATTAATTGGGCACGCGCGTGGTCGTTGTACGCAGCCACGACTTCAGTACGCACGATGCGCTGAGCAGGGTACATCATCTGCCGCTCGAGCTCAGCGGCCGCTGCCCCCGCCTTGGATTCTGGTGCGGCCTCGAAACGGGGATTGCGCACGCCCACTTTGGCCAGGCGGTTGGCCATCTCGCCCACGCTTTCGCCGCGCAGTACGCCCACAGCAAGCTCGCGGCGGATGGTGTCGCGCGCGGTCTTGGCCCAGCGCTCCGCCGACGCTTTGAACTGGTCGAGGTGCAGTTTGTTCACCTGGGCCAGACGTGCAGCCACCGGCAGAGCGATGGGGTTGAGCCCCGCGGCGAAGTGCGCTCCTTGGGCGGCCAACTCCATGCCCAGGTGCTTCACCGCCATCTGGCCCCCGCGCACGCCCGCCGCGCGCATGGCACCGACCATGTGGGGCTTGGTCCGGTCCACCGCATTCAGCGCCCCACGGACCTGGTACAGCGCCCGGCGAAGTTGAAAGGTTGTGAATTTTGCGTCCGCGCCGGCTTCGGCCAGGAACTGAGACAGCGCACCTTCAAGCTCGCGTCGCACCTGCCCTAGGGCGGGGATTAGGTCCCGCAGCGCGGCCTCGGGAAGCTGGGCCACCTCGATGTTGATCTGCTCGAGGAGGCGCTTCACCCGGCTGAGGTTGGGAGACTTACCCATCTTCTCGCTGCTCAATGGTGCACATGCTGATGAGAGAATCCGTGATGGCCTGCTCCAACACCAGCCCAGCAAGGTAATCGATGCTATTACCTTCGCCGACCCGCTTCTGCCATTCGACTACCAAATTGCGCGCCTTTGCCCGCACGTCGTGGATGGTGTAACGGATGGGCTCTTCGCCCTGCACCTCTTCGATCTCGATCATGGTCCCCCCTGCTACTTTTTGGACTTCTTCGCAGCCTTTGCGGGCGGACCCTTGGCTGGCGGTGTGTCCTGCGCACCTGGCTCAGGTGGCGGCGGCTCGCCTGGGAGCTGCCCATCCTGTACACGCGACATTTGCACATCGGTGGATGCCTTCTTGAGCTCTTCCTCGGCGGTGATGCCCTGCTCAAGCTCGGACATGATAACCTCGAGCTGCTCCTCCGTGGCACCCGGAAGCGCGCCGCGCACGAGCTCGAACTTATACAGTGCCTGGAAGGTCGGGCTGGGGATGGGGATAGTCTCGAGTAGTGCAGCCTCGGTCACCAGCGAATCCATCGACACGGCGTCGAACTGATCTGCGCCCTGCGCGCTGAATGTGCGATCGGGTTCTCCCCTACCTGCGGAGACCATCTCGAAGATGTCCTCTGCGTGGCAACGCACACGGCGCCCCAGCTCGCGCAGTACGATGAGCATGGTTTGCTGATCTGCCTGCTTCGAATTGGCGCTGCGCCCCGAGCTCGCGGCGGAATTGTCGCTGGCGGCGGCGAGCTGGTGCATGATGCGGAACATCTCATCGCGAATCTGATCCTGCTTCTTCATCGCGGTGTCGAATGGACCGGCATCGGGGCCCAAGAACTGCGCCTTGTCATCCTTGGCAAGCTGCATGATACGGCCTGGGCCGATGACCTGGTTCGTTGCGCGGTTGGTGTCCTCCGACGCCGGATTCAGTGGGTCGGGCTCGGAGAGCTGCACCACGATGAATTGGAAGAGCGAACGGTACATCGACCACGCCAGGGCCGACTCTTGGTTGAAATGTTGTGTTTGTAGGCCCTCGAGCTTACCGCCGGCCCATAGGCCCTCGGGAAGCTCGAACTGCACGAGCGGCACCTTGCCGAATGAGTGCGCGCCGGTCTCGATGCGTGTTGGTGGGGTCTCGTCGTCGGGACCGTGGGGGTACTCTTCGCAGTCGTACTCCCAGGTGTAGCGCGTCCAGGTGTCTACCGTGTAGACGGTGTAGCTCTCCGCCACCAGCGTGCGGCCCTGATCGATGCTGGGGCGGCGGCGAGAGACGTTGCACACGTTGGCCCAGAGCAGCTCCCCGCCGTCGTTCAATTCCCAATCCACCACGGCCTCGGGGGCCACGTGGCACACGTAGGGCTCGTTCAAACCACGGGCCTCTTCTTCTGCACGTGATTGCGGCTGCTCTCCGTCAAGCACGCGGGGTAGATCTACCAATGCCCACGAACGCCGGCACAGCAATGCGTCAAGGAGCTGGTGCTTCATGAGCTCATTGAGCGACATGCGGGGTGCATCTGGGCGCGCGCAGTTCTTCATGAGCCCATCGTAGAATGGATCGCCGTCCACCTTACCCGAGATGGAGATCTCTTCCTTGTCGGCCGCGATGTCCTTGGGCGAACCCTCTGGGCCATCATCGGTGTCGTCTGACATACGGATAGGATCCGTGGCCAGCGACGACACCAGTTGGTCAATGAGAAAGGTCATGTATGGGATTAAATACGCCCGCTTCACACGCTCGATGTACACGTACTCCTCTTCGCCCAAATGCTTGGGGAAGAGCTGCGCACGCAATGCCTTGTCGCCAAGCGCACGACGTACACCGGGCCCACCCTCATACAGGGCGCGGATCTTGCCCCAATACGCGGCGTCGTAGTTCTCGTTGAACGTCTTCGCGAGGAGGCGGTACGTGATGGCGGCCATGGATTATTCCTCGCTGGGCTTGGTGGCCAGCCGGACGGTGGCCTCGGACTCGGGCCTGAACCTATCACAGCACCCTATCTGTGCGCAAGCCGGCACAGATTGGCCATCATGCACACCAAGATGATAGTGTGCCGCGTACGAATGCCCGCAAATGCACTTTTGATCGATGCTTGGCACGAGCTTCTTCTTGCGCATTTTACAAGTACCCTTCTTTGAGCGAGATGACGCCGCGCTTGCCTGCGGGCGTGCGTTGATCTACGGCCGAGAAGGCATGCGCCAGGGCATCCACCTGGTCATCATGGGCATCGTTCTTGCCGGTGAACTTGCAGATCTCATCCACGAATGGGTCCACCCACGAATTGGTCCGTGGCAGCGGCACCCGCAGGCGGCCATCGTTCCATGCAGCCTTGGCCGGCAGAGACCGGGTGAACTTGTCCACGGTAGGGTTGAGGTCCACGACACGAAGCTTTGGGTTGAGCGCGCGCAACATCTGCGGTACGGCCTTGAACCCACCCACGGCCTCCACGAACACAGGTGCACCCCAATGCTTGGAGATGCGATCCAGCTTCTTCACCAACTCGGGTACCTCCACGCGGTCGCGCCACACGTCCAGCACGTCGACGGTCTGTGATGCGCCTGTCCCCTTAGCCGCCAGCACAACGATGGCCGAATAGTCGCTGGACGTCTTGCTGGTGGCCGCTGGGTCGCAGCCAATGGCGATACGCGCGCCGGTGATGTCGGGCAGCTTGTAGCGCTGCGGCTCGCGGAACACATAGCCTTCACGTGGCATGGGCTGACCCATATACAGCGAGGCCCAATCTTACTCGC